AGTGCATTCTCCCAGAGCAATTCACATTGCTCCAAAAGTCCACTCCCGTCCGATCCCTAACAGAGACCGGACCGGAGGTGGATCCCTTAGACTCGATTATTAGTCGATGTCATGGGATGCATGGACTCTCCCACAGGCCAGTTGTTTAGGCTGGTCCGACCACCGCCCTATAGGGGTGATCTCCACCCAAGTTTCATGCTAGACGACTTGGGACGTCCGTAACGCTCCAGGTGTTCACTTGATACCACAGGTGGCAAACCTGTAGCCTCCGGATTTGGAGAATCGGACTCGATGCTGGACCAAGGTCGGTTAGACCTCAGCCAGTCATCGGCATCCAACCTAAGCAAACACTTGAGGAGGGCACCATACCCCTCGAGATGGTCACGAGGTGGCCTGGCCTTCACTACATAGCCCCTGACTAGGGGGCTATGAAGGTACGGGTGAAGTTTCTGAGTTTCATAACCCAGAAAACTCACCCTGCCCAATACGGGAGAAGACGGCAAAACGACTGGATAATGCTTAAGCAACCGCTTAAGCTGAACATCCAGCCATTCGGTAGTCTTCCAGTAACCACTCATATAGAGTTGGTTCCGGAGACTAACGGCCGATTCAACTTCCGTAACGTTACTCCGTTGCGCAGGGAACCCTTGCCGGACACGTGTTATACTAACATCGTGTCCATTAAAGAACTCCCGGCCACAAGACTCTCTGAACTTTCCAGTCCAGAAAGACTTGTCCAAACCCACCTGAGCACCGAAATGCTCAAGGGTTTGCACAACGGATAGCACGTGATCCACGGGGACAACTAAATCATCCCCATAGACGCGCACCGAACCACCGAAATCAGTTAAATCTCGGTGGCAAAGTGGCTTATTGAGCGACTTCTGGATCCCCAAGAAGATCAATGTCGTAAAGACCATTGCCTCCACGGGGAAACAGAGTGCTGAACCCATCGACGCAAACTTCGCAAGGCGGATCACTCCACCATTGGGAAGTTCAGCCCGCCGGGAACGAGTCGCGTCAACGGCCTTAAACAAATAAGGCCACCGACGCAGCATCGCCCTAACGAGCTGGTTAGACACACGATCGGAAGCATCACTCATGTCGAGTGTTGCGGTTCTCTGATCAAGAGACCCTAAACGAGCAAGCTCCTGGTTAGGAGTCTGGTCGTTAAATCCGATGATCTTCGTCAGGAAGTCATCCTGATAGAAGAACTCGAGAAAACTGCGGAGGATACCTTGCTGCATATATTGCATGCAGGTCGGCTCCATAGCAATCACTCGAGGTGTCTTTTGCGTCTTAGGAACGAGAGTCACCTTTACAGGGACTTCCGAACCAGGTTCGAGGATGTCATGATCTTCCAAATCACTGGCAAAACGCCAGTTAGGAAGAACATAATCGCCCATCGGAAAGATGGAATCGAGACGTGTGGTCCAGACCGATTGATTAAACTTTTGGTTTCCCAAAAGTCCATCAGCGGTTGATCCTGGACCATGCTTAGGAACGATCCTTCCATAGTAGACATCCCTGTCTACCTGGGTAAAGACCCTTCCAAACAGCAAATTCGACATTTCGACGAAGTCAGCGAGATCTCTCTCGCTAAGCTTCGAGTCGAATTCACGGACATCCTGCTCACACTTGACATAGTTCTGTATTGCTTTTCGCTTCCTTACATCACTGCAAGGAAGCTCAATCTTGCCAAACATCAGTGTCAACTGACGTAAGGCTTGAATTGAGGCAATACAGGGCTCATCAAGCAACAAGCCACTATACCGGTCGAACACACGGGAGAAGTAACCCTCGAGAAATCGGGGGAGCCTTCCTCCTCGTCCACAAGTGAACGAGGAGTTGATCCCGACCTCGCCTTGGTCAATCCATTTTTGGATGGACTTTCCAAGGCTTGGTAGGGTTATCGTTAAAAACGATAACCCCTCATGTTCGATCCGAGTAGAGACGGTATTAATGTCTCTACTGGCGCTAGTGCAGCATAGTGTTGCAGATTCCTCTGCAACACAGGACCAGAGTGACATAAGGCTTTTCACTTGCCCTCCTGTACAGGGGGTAACAAGATCCATAGCCTATGTCGTTCACAGATTAGTTGTCACAGTACAGAAAACTGACTGTGTCAAGTAACCACTCTCTATATTGTGCCACAGTTTTATCCGTGGCATGGAGATCGACTAACAAACATCCAAGTTCTGCGGGGATAGTCACACACCTGGAAACCAGGTCTATGGCGTCCTCCACAGAACACCACCAAGGAATCCTAGTGAAGACATGCACTTGTAACAAAGCAAGTGGTGTCAACTCCGGGAAACCAAGGTGGCTGGACATTGTGAGTCCTCCTATAGAAAAGGTTACACCAACTAATCACCACCGAGTGAGCACATTCTCATGTGCAAGCCTACTCACTTACACTAATTCCCCTTCCGGGGTTTTAGTGAAAGATGAGGTCTGAGATCCTAAGAGCGCCAACGAGCGTAAGAACCACGAAGGTCAGCGTTTTATAGCTGATCCTAACATGGATCGTAAACTCGTTGTACTCCGGATCTACGTGGCCACCGGAAAACACGTCCAGGAATTTCCCAATCGAATAACGCTTACCGGCTGGATTACCGGTCGACGTAACCGATTGAGAGTCCTCTAGTGTCTCCCGATGCTCGCTACGACTCACCGCCAAGCAACTTGGTGATGGCCGCATCCGAAGAGGCAGTGAACAGGGTCTTAAACCCTGTCCATACAGCCATGAGCTCCGTATTCGTATAACCGGCAGGAGGAATGTCAAACACGACATATTGTGCCGTCGTGACCTTGACATTTTCTGCCGGCTTAAACGGATCAGAGGTCAACTTCGAGTGGTCAAGCCGAAGCAATCGACGCGCCCTGCCCTGTTTTACCAAGGCATGGTTTATCGAGAGCTTCAAAAGTCCATCAGCAGACGCATACGCTGACTCTGCCCCTTCCGCAAAAGTACGCGGAAGCGGCGTTGTCACCGCGCTAATGGTAATGGACTGCGGATCGGTGAAAGACATAGGCATCACTCCTAGGGCTCAGGTCATGAGCCCCTGTTGACGTTTACGCAGGGTAGCTCATCTATCGACGCCCATGGCTTACGCCAAGGGCGGCGATAATGGCTTTCTGGGTGCCCGACAAGGCACTCAGATCTACGCCGAACCCAAAGGGTGTCGCCTTCCTCCTTAACTTCCTTTCGGAAGTTAACACCACCGGAGGAGGGTGACCGGTGAAACCGCTACCAACCTTCAAGGTTGAAGCGGGATCACCGTCAAAGGTATAGATATCTTGGACAATAGAATGTTCCATGATATAGCCATACCTGAGTACAAGGCCATACTGGCTATAAGCACTGAGGTTATGTATTATATCCCCAGTGCTCGTAAACCAGTCAACGGCCCAGCTCCATGGTGCTATAGACCATACAACGTCTGGCGTAAGGTCGAGACCAAGAACTTGTCTCGCCTTGGAAAGAACATCACCATACTGCCAAGGGGCAAAGCCCGGAGGCGCATGGTAGGTGAACATTCCAGAAAACCAGCGTTGTATTGTAGTCTTACGACTACGGGTTATAACACCATAGTGTCCGGCTACCTTCTGACCATTGTTATAGAGAAGTTGTTGGGCCACAAAACTAGGCCCACCAACTGACTGCATCTCTGGAAACGTGGTCGTCGAGTAGCTGACTTCAGGAGGAAACGAATACTTCCGCCGGACACCCTTACCTCCATCCCGAACAAACTGCGAGTACAGTTTGTCGAAATGGTGGATACCACGAACAAAGTTCGTGATATCCGATATAAGGGGCTTCCAGCCGAATTGGAGGTTGAGATATTCTCCACCCGCGTTTTTGGCGCGGAGGGTCCTATCTCGCCAGAGGGAATGGCCTACCAGGTGTGGTACGCCATCCTTCCAGGCCTCCAACAAGGCAACAGCAGTCTGTGCCACGGAATTCGTTGGGGCGGAGAGAGCAATGGCCTTCGTACCCCAGAAGTTCAGTTCGATATCACTCGAACTGGCAAATGGGGGGAAGGTCCAGCTCGGACTCCAGGGAATGCAAATCGGTCCACGATATGTGTACCGACTCTCACGCCCGGAGCCCCCATAATATGGGTCTCCATCTTCCCACGGCCATCTAATCGTAACGATCTCCGGTAAAGGAGATTCGACCGATTGTTTGGACATGGTAAAATTGCCCCCCATGTCACCCTCAAACACAAAATTCTTGCGTTTGTGAATGGCATGGTTCTCGGACTCAGTTTCCTGAGTCCCCTGAAGTCGCCCCCAAAAGAGAGGGTCATTCCACGTACGCCAAGGATTAGGGATAGGAGTGACAGCAGAGCCGTCACTCTTTCTCCGAACCTCAAGCGTCGCGGAGGCTTTCGTAGCTGCACCGTAAGGTACAGTCCTACGTCTCTTTCGGGACACGGATCAGAGCTCCTTTCGGTCCAGGAGGGTACATCCCTCCTATCCCATACCAACAATACTCCCCTTACGGGGAATACCATAGGTACAGGGATAAGCTGCACTGCGCTGGGGGCCCCTTGCGG